TAAATATAATATTTACATTATTATTTATAATATTGAGTGCTTTATTCCTAATATATATTTTTAGAAATAAAGAACATTTTGGTAGCGATTTTTATACTTGGAAATATGGACAAGAGATAGGATGTAGAGGTGTTCTAAATACCAATATAGAATTACAAAACATTAGATCTCCTTTTAATACTGAAAACTATAATAGATATAGTAAAATCGAATATAATAGAGATACTATTCAAAGCAATTCGCATCCATATACGTCTTATTGCGATATAATGAACTATAATGACTTATTGGCACATAAATGCTTAAAAATATCTCCAAAAGATTTATCTACTAAAATGAGTAGCATAGATATAGCAAATATATTTGAAACTATATATATATATAACGAGAGCACTTTGTATAGCCATTTATTATCTAAAATACAAAATTATAAAAATTCTCTTCAAAGTAAAATAAAAGGACCTGTATATATTTGCATATCTCAAGCGCCTTATTTAAAATATGCTTCGGATTTAAATGATGCAACAAATACACCATTCTCTAAACATTTAGATGCTAGAATTGATATATTAAATAATAAAAATCCATATTATTCAGAATTAATTAATAATAATGGAGTGCAAACCTTTAAAACAGAAGCAAATGACGGAGATGATCCAGCTACTGTTATATCTTCATTATATGCACAAATATTAATAATTTTCCCATTATACAATAAAAAAAATGAGGAAAAAAGTGGTAATAGCGAAGATATTATAAATACCTTTTTAACTACAACTATGACAACATATTATACCCATAATGATTTATGTTTTATAAAATGTAATAAATCGTCAACTATTAATTGCGGTTGCTTAAATATGAATTCTAGTAGTGATACTACTTCTATAAATACATATTATAATTTAGATTCTGGTAATGTAGGTAATAATGAAAAAGATTTTCCAAGATATAATTCAAAATGTATTGATCATACAAATAATAATGCACAACAACCCTTTAGTATGATGTATTTTGTAAATCCATACTCAGATAATTACGAAGATATCATAGAAGACCCATTACCTCAAACAATATCAACTACATCAAATGATATCGAAGAAACCGGTGAAGATATCTATGCATCTAACTATGAGGATTACTATGGCACTAGGACATTATAATTATAATAATTATTATGTTGAAGCATTTTATATTCTTCGACTTTTTCCCATACATCTGAAGTTGAATTATCATATAATTTATGATATTATATAATTATTTTTATTAGAAAATATATTTTACATGAGATATAATTGTTCTTTTTTACCAATAAAATTATAAAAAACTGATATTTATTATTAGTATATAATAAGCAAAGCAACAGCAAATTACGATGAACAACATTATGAGCGAAATGGTAGTATGTGCGCTATTTATCTTCTATATGATTAAGTATATTCTCGAGTTTCTTATGATAAATGACATAATGATTCTAAATATGATAAATAGATATATGTCTATAGACAAACAGCATAACAGGATGGAAATCTTAGATAATAACTACATTAAAAATATTAAATACATAAACTAGAATATCGCATCAAAATTTTAGAATTATATATATAATTTTTACTAAAGACCTCTAAATAGTTTTTGTGTCTGTTTCTAATTGATGTGATTATGTGTGGTTTTTAACTATATCTGCAAGAATGACCACTTGTATACTTTAATTAGTGCTTCAGCTACTACTTCTGCTTCCACTCCCGCGTCCACTATTTGTTAATGTTAATCTAATATTATATTTTTCAAATAGTTCTTTTTTTTTGGTTTTAATTTGGTTCATAACAAAAATATTTTTGTATTCTGCTATGTTAACAACATCGTCATCAACTTCAAAGGGGTCTTTGTTTCCTATTGTATAAAAATCATTACCTCTTCTCTGAATACAGTTTATAACTGATTTTTTATCATTTTGTTCTATAGGGTTATTATTTTTAACAGATACAATATGCAGACGTTTGCGTCCTTCGGGAGTAAAGTATTTTTTAACAGCATATAACATCTTATTATATTTTTTTATTGCATTTTCAGGCGGAGTCATATATTCATCGATTATATAACTATCCCGAAAAATATCATAATAATCATCAAAATATATATTATTATTATTGAATATTAAGTATTCCAGTTTTTCTAACTTTATTAACAATCTTACAAAATGACCTGCAAATAAATGGTCGGGGTTTTGATTATCTACCACTTCAAACATATTTTGAATATCAAAATTACTAAATTCTAAATATTTAATATTATTCAACTTCCCAATAATATATAGAAAATTATTTAAATATTTCTTTTCGCCTATCCGAGCACTTACTTTTATTAATTCAACATTTCTTAATATTAATGTATCAATTTGAATATTTTTTTCAAGATATACCAAGAAATTATCAATGTCGTCAATATTTTCAAAAGTAATATTTCGTAAAATGATAGTCGTTACTTTTGAATATGCAACTGTCATATCTAAAACTTCAATTATATACTTATTTAAAGTAATATCCGCCAGGTCAATTACTTTAATTTTTGGCAATAAATACGTTTCTATTCTTGGTAATATCTCTTTTTTTATTTTTTTTATTAATGGTTTTAAAAGTGCAACTTCTTTTGATTTTAATTGTTCCACAAACTCTTTATTAAATACAATTGGGGAAAGTTTTCCGAACATTTGTTCTAAAACTATACCGAACGTATCATGATGCATTTCTGTCAAATATTCTGGTTCAGCATCACGAAGAAGTTTCTTTTCTTTTTCTTTTTTGGCAAATATTCTTTGTCTTGATAATACAGGCGACCTTGACTTTCTAGTTGGTGTTCTTGGAGTTCTGGTTGGTGTTCTTCGTATTCCTGTTGATGTTCCTGTTGATGTTCCTGTTGATGTTCCTGTTGATGTTCCTGTTGATGTTCCTGTTGATGTTCCTGTTGATGTTCCTGTTGATGTTCTTGGTATTCTTTGCGGTTCGGCCGGTATTGTTGCAATATCTGCAAAATCACGAATTTGATTTCTATTGTTTTGGCTTGTTAAAAATTTAAAAATACTTCCAATATTTTTACGAAAATTTTTAAATTGTTTTGGCATAACTCTATATAAATGATAATATAATATGTATATATTTACACCCTTGAAGATTAAGAAAATAATTTAGAATTTCAATAAAAAAAATATATAATTTATTGCTAATATAGTAACGTTTTTAGTAAAAATACTACCATACATCATTTGCTTTTAGGTTCATCATCGTCTTCATTTACAAACATGTATTTTTTAATTCCTAATTCAATAGGAAGCAACTTATATTCTTCAACTGTTTCCCAAAAATTATTAATTTTGGGAATAATAGTTTCCCACGCATCTGAATTAAATGTTACTCGTTGAATTATCATTTCATCTAATTTCCAATATGTATATTTGCTAAACTTTAATAATTTTGTTTCATCATCGTTAGTATCATGATAATTACGGCTATTTATCATTTCTTCAATACATTCCATAGGTGTTTTCTCAGGACTGCTATAATAATATACATACTCACCTTTTGAATTATAAAACTCCGCTATAATACCATGATTAATTGTTTTATCACCTAGTTCTAAATAATCATTTTCATTTTCTAATGATTTAAAAATACATTCAATATAATCACATTCTTTGAGTTTGCAAACTGCCAACTGTCCCTGAATTTGCATCCTATATTTATCAGGTATTACACCATCTATAATTTTTCGCGAATAAGGACATTTAATTTCAAGCATTATTCCCAATTCATTAATACCATCTGGTGAAGCACCAAAATGTTTATTATCTACATCGCATATCAACCCAAAATCATGGATATTAATATTATTCATTTTTTCCGAATAGCATCGCGTAGCCATCGGTTCAAACATAGTTCCCCACTTTAGTGCTGGTATAGCATTATAATTTATATTATCAACAACTATATTTGCTTTTTTCTTTGCTAATTTAATGCTAATATTACCTCCCTTAATAGCATCGTAAAGGTCGCTCGCGGTTAAACGTGACTTTCTCGCTTCAAACCATTCATTAGACCGTTGCTTCATAAGTGGTAATTTAAGTAAAATATTTAATTCCTCTCTGTATTTTTTAATTGTTATCAATCGTTTCTTAATTATATCATAAGTATATAATTTATTATTTTCTATTATTTCATCATATATCTTTTTGGATACCTCATCGATATCAAAATCTTGCACACCTATAATGTGTTTTAAAAGACATATGTCTATATTTTTATTAACATCTGTCAACGACATATATGTATTATAAGTATTATAATACAATTTATATTTATATACTTTCTTATTATTGTGGTGTGATATTAGATAACTCTTCTTCACATTTTTTTTTATATGCTTTTGAACCTTTAAGTTTTTTGTCAAATGTGGCATTTATTTGCCTAATCAACTTCTTACTATTAAAGTCTAGCTCAGAAGGATCAGTAGTCAATTTTTTGTTTTTAGTCTTAGATTTTACCTTCTCCTCATATATCATAAGAATCTCTTCCGTCTTTTTAGCAATCAATTCATCAAACGCATAAGTATCCATTATAATTATTCGCTCAAAGTTATATATTACTATAAATCATTTTTTTATATATTTGATTATTTTATTAAGTTCTGCAATTTCTGTGTTCCTATCAATTATTATTACATCTAATCTTTCAAGTTCTGCCTTCTTTTTCTCAAGAGTAGTTTCAAGAGTTTTGAAATGACTATTAATAATTATATCTTTCATTAAGTAGCTACCACATCTTTGATATTTAATTGATTATTAAAGATATCTATATATTGATATGATGTATTACCAAATGACCTAGAGATACCAGTGTCTGTATACCATATAAAATCATTTATCAATTTAACTCTTTCTACAACTGTATGACCTACAAACATATAAATACACCCAAGTTGTTCTTTTAATGTTATTAAATCTTCAGCATTATTTAAATCCCTTGTCCATAGCATACCATCCATGTCAAGAATTATATTTTCAAAAATCTCTTTATCTTCAATTAAGATTGCATTATTTTTTATAAAATTCTTCCAAATTGTATTTATATATGAGATGTCTTTTTTATATTTTGTAAGTATTTTTAAATGTTCGAGTGTTAAACCTGCATGGCAAAATAATAATTTGCCTATTTTTACAACTAGAGGTCTTTGTGATAATATTGAAGATAATGTTCCACCTGGTTTAAATAATTCTTGTCTCTTATAATTATTATTTAGACTGTTTTGAGATACATATGAAAAATTTCCTATTATATTCATCAATTCGTGATTACCTATTAAAGATATTACGCGACCACCTTTAGATAATGCTATTTTATTAAGTAAATCAGTAAAATATATCATCTCGACATCTTGTAGTACTTCCCATTCTTCAAGCGAAGGGTCTCTGTTTATGCTATCTACTTGGTCCCCCATTTGAACAACAATTGTATTTTTAGGTTCTGCAGTCCATTCAATATTTTTATTAATAATTTTAGCGTCTATTAATATATCTTTAAATCTCCTGATATCACCATGAATATCTCCTATTATAACTATTCTATTACTGTGTTCATATTCAAATATAATATCCTCACTAATCATAATAATATCTGATATAAAATATTAATAGATATTATCTTATATATTATTTTATATGATAGATAATATATAAAAATTACATTATAAATATAAATAAATATGATAAGATTGAATATATATGTTATTTATAGCGAAGAATTAGAGAATAGGCATGGGACAATTAACTCCTCTATTAATTTAATTAAAAATATATGCGAAGAAAAAAACATGGAAGTTAAAATTAATATTATTTCTGAACCAAGCAAAGAATATGTTAATAAAAGTATTAGTTCTTTTAATTCTCGTGTCAATTATGATAAATTTACAGAAAATACTATATACAACGAACTAATAAATCCATTAAATATTAATCAAATTTCAAACTTTGAAAAGCATAGATATATATATAAATATATATTAGATAATTTTAAAAGCACCGATATTAATGATATACATTTAATTATGGAAGATGATATTATTATATTGAATGATTATATAAATAATATAAAAGAACTTATTGATGATTTGAAAACATTAGATAGTAATATTGATGATATAAATAAATGGGATATTCTATTTACATGTTTAAATATTTCAAATAATCCATCAAAATATATAAATATAAATGAATTATATAATATTATCATATCTAAATCATGCTATATTATTAGAAATAGAGATTTATGCGAGGTATTATATAATAATACAAACGTATTTAAATTAAGTTTAAAATTAACTTTATCTAAATTAATCAAAGACAAAAATTATAAAGCGTTATCATATAATAAAATTACATTTATAGAAGGGTCTAAATTGGGGTTATATCCAACCTCTGTAAATATTAATAATTATTTATATTTAAACAATAATTATGTTATGTTAAAGAAATTATCTGAAAAAGCAAATCTAACAGATGACGATATTACAAATGCTGAAAAAATATACAAGGATTCTTTAAATATCCCATCAATTGATATTCAAAATATTATGGGTGTAATATACTATAATTACAAGGATTATAAAAAGGCAAAGGAATATATGTGTCTTAGTTTAAATAATTTAAAAAAATGCAAAGGATATTCTATTATGAAAAATAATGAAATTTTAAGTAATACTATAAACATATACAAATATGACCAAGATTTACTTGAAGAATGTAAAAAAACTAAATCTAAATATTCGTAAAAATTCTCCAAATATTTATGCAGGTATTTTTGTGGCAAGGTCATCTATTCTTGTATTTAATTGTCCCACCACGTTAATTATATTATCTAATTTTGCTAAAAGGTCAACAAGTTCATCTTTAGTAGCAAGGGACACTAGTTCATCTTTAGTAGCAAGGGACACTAGATCATCTTTAGTAGCAAGGGGCACTAATTCATCCTTAGTAGCAAGGGGCACTAATTCATCCTTAGTAGCAAGGGGGACCAGTTCATCTTTAGTAGCGAGGGTCGCTAGTTCATCTTTAGTAGCAAGGGTCACTAGTTCATCTTTAGTTGCAAGGGACACTAGTTCATCTTTAGTAGCGAGGGTCGCTAGTTCATCTTTAGTAGCAAGGGTCACTAGTTCATCTTTAGTAGCAAGGGT